GCCGGCGGCATCGCCCCGTTCGGGACAACCCCCCAGCAAGGGTTTCAGCAGCAATTACAGCAGTTCGCCGGAGCTTCTGTACCGCAGTTCGACCCCAGCGGCAGCGCGGCGTCTCTGGACCCCATCATCGCCCAGCTAACAGGCGGTCAGGCACCCCAGCAACCGCAGGCGTTTGGGGCTCCAGGGATGGCAGGGGGCGGCACGGTGACTCCCGCCCCGCAACCTCAGTCGTTTCTTGTGGGCGAGAAAGGCCCAGAGGTGATGACCGTCACGTCCCAGGGGGTGCAGGTGACTCCCTTAGCGGGCGGGATGGCCGAGGGCGGAGTGCTGGGCTTCCCGTTCGAGCCCATCGACTTCACTAAAGAGACGCTTCTCCCCGCGTTGGGGACTTCGGGCATCTTCGGGAGTCTGGGGTTCGATCAAATCCCGACAGCCTTTCAAGGCCCAAACGCTGGGATACGCAGACAACAGGATGGGATTGTCCCGTTTGGGGGTGGGTTAACAAGATTGGGGATTCAACCCAGCCTAATCCGGTTCGGCGACGACCCAAGCGTGTTCTTCCGTAACGCCCAGGGTGAGTTGCAGCACATCCCCTCAAGGGCAGCATTTGAGGGGGCGGGCTTTGATTTTGGCAACGTCGTGTCGTTTGACCCCAGCAGACGGGGGCAGTTCAACTTCGGCTCGCCAGTGGCAGAGAACTTCCAGGTGCCCATCCCGACGACGCAGCCCAGCGCCTTCACCCCGTTCACAGCTCCCATCATTGAGCCAACAACCGGAACCTTACTTCCCGCGCCGTTCACTGTTGCCAGCCAGCTTAACAAGTTGAGGCTCACCGACCCGTTCACCTTCAATCTGCTCTTGTCGGCCTACGAATCGGCGGGGGTGCCTGCGGTGGATGTGCTGGCGACGGTGCAGCAGGCCCTACCGTTCGGACAAGCTAGGACTAATATTGGGCTGAACTGAGCCCATTTCGATATGGACGATGCCCGCTGAGATGCGGGCTTTTTGTATTGGAGGAATCATGCAAGAAACACCGACTCCGACTGCCCCAGTGCAGCCCTTGGAAGCGGAACCGCAGACCGGCCCTGCGCCGGTTGGCGCTGAGAAGCCCCAGCCGAGTCCAGAGGCCGCTCCTGCGGAACCCAAAACTGAGGCCGAAACTGGCGCTGAGGAAGAGGCGAAACCCTGGGTGGGCGTGAAGGAAGTGGAAGGGCTCCGTGAGCACGTAGGCCCGCTCCTGGAGGACGCTGAGAAGACTGGTTACGACAAACGCACGGGCGAGTTTGACCAATACGCTCAGCCTTATCTCCAGCAGCACAGTCAGAGGTTGAACGACATCAACTCTGGTCTGGGCCGCATGGCTAAGGGGCTGGAGGCTTTAGTAAAGGTCTCCAAGAGTGATAGCGGGACGGTGGACGGTGATGTCCTGACTGAGTGGTACGACTCGCACAAGGAGACGTTTGAGGCGCTTCTTGGTGCGAGCGACACCTCTCAGCAGTTCCACGGCGGCAAGAGGTTGCTGGTAAGCATCGCCGATGCTGCGGGCGACCAGTCTGTCGCTCAGCCGTTCATGAACCGTTTGGACATGCTCCAAAACGGCGTTCCTGACCCCAATCTCTTCCATGACTTCCTGAAGAAAGTCTCCGCGAAGTCTACGGAGGCCATAAAGGGGCCACTTCAAGAGGAAATCACGTCCCTGAAGGCTCAGGTAGAAGACCTCAAAGCCAAGAAAAGACCGGAGGGGCCGGACACGACCCAGAAGGGTTCGGTTGCGGCAGACGACAGCAAGCGACTGCTCGACCCCACCACGCCCATTGAAGAAATCAGAGAAATTAGAGCCCGCCAAAAAGCGGGCTAAGGAGATAAGACATGGTAGCAGGTGAAACGAGTTCAGGGTCTCTAAGCGATGCCCTGCCTTCGATCATCGCTGACGCCCGCATTGTGAAGGAGTTTCAAGGCACCTGGATGCGGACGACTGATATTCGCAGGCAGAAGCCAGGCACCGGCCTGAGCTGGCAGGAATTCGCGCTTTCCCAGGTCGCGGCGCAGGACATCACGGAGGCCACGAACAACCAGAACTTCCAACAGCTTCAGGGCACGCTGTTCAGCATTGAGCCGACGATGAGCCAGATCATCATCAAGATCACGGACAGGACGTTCCGCAAGATCGCTGCGGTGGTGACGGGCAAGTTCGGCAGTTTGGCTGGAAACGCGATGGCCCGTAAGGATGATGAGGATTACCTTGCGACGTTCTCAACGTTCGCCACAACCACCTCCCCAGGTGCGGGAAATCCCTTGTCCTTCGGCCACATCGCGGCAGCAAAGAGTAACGTCACATCTAACGTGACGGAGCCGAGCATGGCGGAGGTATTCGCCGTCCTGCACGGTTTCCAGATCAAGGACATCCAGGATGAAGTCCTGTCTGGTGTGGGCACCTACACCATCCCTGAAGGGTTGACTCAGGATACCTTCCGCCAGGGCTTTGCGGGCACGGTTGCTGGGGCTAATGTCTTTGAGGACGGGAACATCACCATTGACGGCTCGGACGACGCAAACGGTGCCTGCCACTCCCGCGAGGGTGTGGTGGCTGCTGTCGGTATGGAGATCAAGAAGGAGACGGATCGAGACATCAATTTCGGTGGTGGTGCAGACGTGATCTCAATGGTCAGTGAGATCGCCTTCGCGGAACGCAAGAGCGGCACGACCCAGGTTTGGGCCTACCTTTTGAAGTCGGACGCCACTGCCCCCACTTCGTAGTGGTAACTGAATACACATAAGAATATCGCGTACAACCCAGACATATTTCCATAGCGGAGCAACCGCTGGAAAGGAACAGAAATGGCTATCCAAGAAGCATTTGGGAAGCTCGGATTCTTCGAGGACTTCCAGGGCGTAGCAGCCTCGGTCTCGGTTGCGGACGCCACGGCAGGAACCCGTGTTAATGACATCACCCTTGTCGCTATCGGTTCCGCCGTGACGTTTACTTATACCGTGGATGAGTCAGGCGGTATCGCCAGCTTCCAGACTGCTGACAACGATGCGGCCTCCGGTATGGCCCTCGTGTCCTCACCGATGGTTCCGTCTTCTAACGGCACCCTTGTAGTGGTGGGGCGGTGGAAGGCGAGCGTGGTCACAGACTTCCGCCACTTCCTGGGCTGGCAGGAGACAGTTTCGTTAACAGAGACCGTAAACCCGTTTACCCTGAACGGCACAACTCTCACAGCGAACTCCGCCGGCCAGGTAGTCGGGTTCTACTTCGACGGACAGGCTACGACGGACGACCTCCGCTTTATGGCGGCGTCGGACGGCACGGCCTCCACGACGGCGGCGGTCACAGCCCGTGACGGGTCTACGACCCTCGGTTCGCTCGGCATCCTCTCTGGGGCTACCGTTGCGACTGACTCGTGGATCACCGCCCGCGTCGAGATCGACACCGACGGGACAGCACGGGGCTATATCGGCGCGGCTGGAATGGGGAACCAGACCGGCCTTACGCTCGTCGCTACTCTCAAGAAGGGAGCCCTAGACGCAGATGCGGTCTACCACCCCCACATGCACCTCTCACAGCACAGCACGGGCTCTGTTATTCATGAGATTGACTACTTCGGCGCGACTGGCAATCGGGATTGGGCTGCGTGAGTTAGTCGGCTTCTGGGGGTCGAGCCGTTAATCGGCCCCCACCTTTAGTTTCGGTGCGGGCTATCTCGCACTAAAGGAGTGAAATGGCAAAAAGAACGACATCCGGCATACACAGGGGGTTCTGGTACGACTACCAGCAGACCCCTCCTCGTCTGAAAATTCAGAAGGATGGGGTGACGGTCTTCTCGATGGATGACGATGGGAAAGACACCTCTGGCGACACCAATGGCCCAGTAACCAAGATCAACCAGTCGGTAACGACCACGGGAGATGTAACCGGCTTCGCCGCTAGCCCCCGTGCGGCCTCCAGCGTAGACTGCGCCAGCCTCACTGCTATCAAGGCAGAACCTATACTCAAGGGCACCAACTCGCTCTCTGGCGACTTCCGCGCTATTGAAATCAATATGGACGACAGTGCGGGCACTGAGACGGTTGCTGGCGACGTGGTGGCGATTCGTGTCTTCTCACAGATGCGAGTCAATCCCAGCGGCGATTTTGCCGTGTTGGAGGTTGAGTCGCAGGGCGACGGTGGGGTGTGGGACTACTTTAGCAAGTTCCCTAATGATGGTGTCATGGCCTTTACCGCCTTCACCACCGCTACATTGTCGGGGGCGATCAAGGTGAAGGTCGGTAGCGCTGACCGTTTTATCCAGCTCTACACCAAAGTCCCAGTGGATTAGGAGGAGACAATGGATACAGTCAGAACAGGCCACATCAGGATTCCCCAAGGCTTGAGGATGAAGGGGATTATCGCAAAGGACGCCCCCGACATCGTTCAGGTGATCTGTCGAGAAGACTGCTGGATCGAAGATGCGCTTAACCGCTCAGGCAAGATCGAATACGAGGAGGACTACAAATACTACATGACTCCTCCAGAAGCGGAGACTCTGATCCAGACAGGTAAGTTCGACGCTTGGAACGTAGGACGATGGCGGATACCAGGGAAAAGCAGAGACTCGAAGCTCGCTTAGGCGACCTGCGGAAGTCCCGCCAGGATCACGCCGATAAGGTTGACGAGCAAGGCGTTCAGGTCTGTCTCCACGACGGGGCTATACAGGAGTGCGAAACGTGGTTGGCAGCCCTGGACGCCCCTGGGGCCCTGCCTACTAGTAGCGTTCTCATAGTCACCTGCACGCTCGGCCAAGTGCGTATGGAGTGGGCGCTGGCAGTAATTGGTCAGACGCTGCCTCTGTGGAGGACGTTCAAGCGCAACGTTATCATCGGTGAGACGACTGTGGACGCCCGCAACAAGGCAGTGAAACAGGCCCAGGACGAGGGGTTTGATTACCTCTTGTTCTGGGACGATGATGTTGTTCCTCTCGATAGGTTGGCGGTGCAGCACCTTCTGGCCGTCATTGATGCCGACGATAGCATTGACCTCGTGGGTGGGATTTATCCCCGCAAGGTCACGATGGAGCCCATCGTGGCTAAGGATGACCACCAAAAGAACGGTGTCTGGTGGGGCTGGCGAGACGGACGGGCTGAACAAGTCTACATGACTGGTACGGGCTTCCTGATTATCCGCGTGGCCAGTTTAGCGAAGATTCCCGTGACGGACGGGCGTTATTTTGAGGTAGGCGACAGGACAACGGACGACTTCTTCTTCGCCGACTGGTGTGCGGCGTCCAAGCTGAAATGGTATGCGGCGGGCAATGTTGTCTGTGACCAGATAGACCTTGATGGGCGGCTCCATGAAGTGGAGAAAGCCATGCCGAACTTCGCTGAGGGCATTCCTGTAGAGGAGCTGTTCCCTGGTGCGGAGGTAACACTCAATGAGTGAGAAGAAACCCCCGAAAGTAACACGGACTGAGTTCCGTGCCTGTGGTGGTTGCGGAGACCTATTAGCGGCTGGCGAGTCCTGCCCCAACTGCAAGAAATAAGGATTGCCCGATGTCTTCATGGCTGTCTGAGAACTTGAACGAGCGGGAAATAATCACCGCTGGCCCCACCCGCCTGAACGGTTGGTCATTGACCAACACTGGTACTCAAGATCGCTTCGTTGCTTTCAAGAATGAGGAGATCACGAAACCCATGATTGTCGTTCCGACTGGTGCCACCGGCCAGGAAGTGGATGTCTCGCTTGCATGGGGCGAGTTGTTCTAGTTATGCACATAGTAACTGACCGGATTCACCCCGACGAACCCGCCTATGGTCTATGGGAGGGGCCGAAGAATGGACGGTGGATTCAGCGAATATTCGTAGTGAGGGGTGACGCTAAAGCCAAGTTCGAGACGGACTATGGCCCCATTTCAAAATGGCCTGACGCCACGGAGATCATCTATCCCTCCTTCGGGGAGAACTCCGTAGCCCAACTTCAGGAGATGGCCGAGCGAGACCGACACAGCGATAAGTGGGCCAAGAGAAGGAGGGAGATGCAAGCGGAGAGTACCCTCATCTCCGACATCTTGAGACAGGAAGAGGTGTTGCTTAGTGTAGTTCGCAACCGAAGTCATTTCGGCCCAGGAGTATCCGTCCAGAGAAACGATTTCCCGCGTGAAGCCGTAATCAGCAAACACAAGGAGAAAGTGAAGAATGCCAGACGCACCCGCCGTACAAGCTGAAAGGCTACGCGATCTGCGTGGCCAGGTCGCAGAACTAGGTTCTGCCGATATGCCGGAGATTCTTTTCCAGCATAATTCCCCAGGCCGTGAGCCAGTCACGGTCTACGCCACGAAAGATGGCTGTCCTACTCCAGTTCCGCACTACATGTTAGGGGCGGCGATGCAGCTAACGAACGAGGATGGCGCTTTCCGGTTCGTGGCCGACGCCAAGGATGCGCCCACCTATCAACTGGGAAGCATTAAATGTTTTTTACACAAAGACAGCCCTGAGCGACCGATCCTTGAGAAGATCGGCCTGGGTAGCGCAACCTGTCCGAAGGCCACTCTTGCCAGCTTTCACTCCAAGCGGCTTCACGGGCTCCACCGCCATAAGCAAGAGTCCGAGGCTTTGCGGGAGTTCGAGGAGAACGAGAAGGAAACGAAGCGGGAGGCCCGTCAGGACAAACAACTGGAGGCCACGCTCGCCATCGCTAGAGGTGGTGCGACACAGGGGACGCCAGAGATTCAGTTTCAGGCGCTCTCCCCCCGCGCCGTTCCCAAGGGCCAGTGCGACATCTGCGGCAAGACAGGATTCAAGAACGTCGGGGCGCACAAGCACGGTGCCCACAAGGAGAAGAATAATGGCGATTAACACTTACGTCTGTCCAAACGGTCACTGGTGGAAAGAGCGGCGGGCGAACAAGGTAGCCAAGTGCCTCTGTGGCGCTGAGGCACGGAAAGAGCAAGAAGATGCCTAAGACACTGAGAGGGCCAGAGTATACCGCCTACGAGAGCGTGACGGTTTCCAGTACATCTAAGGCGCTCACGTCAGGCACCTACGATCTCCAGCATCACGCCTTCATTACCTGCGAGACTGCGACGGTACGATTCCGGCTTGACGGCACGGCTCCTACATCATCAGTGGGCCACCTGTTAGACCCTGGCGATATACTCAAACTTGACAGCCCTGCGCAGATAGCAAACGTTCGCTTTATCCGTAGAGACGGTGTGGATGCCACTCTGCGTGTGAACTATGGGACGTAGAGATGATTGATATTATACGCGGAGCTGGGGGTATTAGAGGGCCAGTTAGAAAGACGATCACGTATGCTGCTGGCGGAACCGGAGCCAACGCGACCGAGACCGACATCTTTACCGTGACCGGAGATGTTATAGTCGTAGCCCTTGTCGCGTTCTGCACCACAAATCTGGATCAGAGCGCGGGCACACCGACTCTCGAACTGGGCGTGAACAACGACACCAACCTGTTCGTTGCCGCGACCACAGCTACCGCCATTGACGCCGACGACTTCTGGGTGGATGCTTCCCCAACTGAAGTTGGGGGCGTGGCGTTACCGGCAGCGTTCAAGGATATCGTCGTCACTGACAACATCTCCTGCACCGTAGGGGGCACCAACAACATCAGCGCAGGCGTAATCGAGTACACCGTGTACTGGCTCCCCATCTCGTCTAATGGGAATGTGGTGGCCAACTAATGCTTGGATGGATAATCAACCTTAAGTTCTCAGGGAGTGGTGTAGTGAGCGGAGAAGTAGATGCAGGAGAGAGCTCACTTCTACGATGGGGCAAGAAATGATAGAGCTTATCATCGTGGGTCTAACATCGGGAGGCACGGGTATAATCATAGCCACAGCTCTAAATTATTGGTTACTACGTCCCCGCAGCTCGGAGTCTACACCTCCTTTGCCCTATGAACGGAGGAGGGGCGTTGCCCGGCATGGGCATGAGTTCACTCACAATCCAGGTGACGGCTACTTCTATTGTATTACAGAGGGTTGTAACACCAGAAAGAAGTTAGGGTAAATGGCTCAGATTACAGAAGCCCGACTCTTTGAGATGCTCGGCCGCCTCTTCGCAGAGGTACAGGCCACAACCGCAGAGAACACCCAGCTAAAGACACTTGTGGCTCAACTCCAAGCACCACCCCCCAAGAAGGGCAAGGGTAAATCCTAGATGGCTGACAACATTACGCTCGACTCAGGAACGGGTGGCGCAACCCTAGCAGCGGACGATATAACTTCGGTCTGGTATCAGATTATAAAACTGGCATTTGGTGCCCTCGATACCGCCACTTTAGTCACTACCTCAGCGGGCTTGCCAGTAGACATACGAGCCTCCAATGCAACGGTCACTGTAGACCTGGCTGGAAACAACGACGTGACCATCGACGCCTCCTCCATCGTCCTGGCCGAGGATGTGGCTCACTCAACAGGGGATGCTGGCGTCCAGATGCTCGCCGTGCGGAAGGCCACACCCGCCGACCTGAGCGGCGCGGATGGCGACTACGAGCCGCTCCAGCTCGATAACGGGCGGCTCTGGACAAGCACCACAATCGACGCTGCCCTGCCTTCGGGAACTAATGCTATCGGCAAGCTGGCAGCGAACTCGGGGGTGGACATCGGGGATGTGGACATTATTGGATCCGCACTGACCGCCCTCCAGCTTATCGACAACCCTGTGGCTGTGCTAGGCACCGCTACTTACACAGAGACTAGCTCATCCGGCATGATTGTCGGCGCTGTTCGCAACGATGCCCTCGCGGCCCTAGCAGGAACGGACAACGAGATAGCACCCTTACAGGTGGATGAAGACGGCGGACTCTGGACGCATCCTGCCGCTGGCCCAGCAGGGGGCTGTAAGGGTTTCTTCTCTAATGACCTTGACCAAACTGAAGAGGACATCGCTACTGCGGCCTGTACTGTCTATGGCATCTATGCCTGGAACGCTACCGCAGCCCCCCTCTGGTTACAGATATTCAATACTAATACGGTCACTGTCGGTACAACGGCACCTACCTTCAACTTCATCATCCCTGGCAACGCAGACTCGGACGGGGCGGGAGTCGTAATTCCTATTCCTGTGCAGGGGTTAGCGTTTAGCACAGCACTTACGATGGCTATAACGACAGGTGTGGGAACAAACAACGGCGCACCAGGAGCCAATGACGCTGGTGTATTCGTGACCTACCAGGACTAGATATGCCTTACAGCTACGTGATAGCTCCCATTATCGGGGACGGTACAAACGTATGGAGCGCGACAACAGGCCCGTTCAGGTCGCTTCTCAGTAGGATTGAAGACCCAGGCAGTCCCTTGAAAACCCCCGTGGTTAAAGTTATAGACAAGCAGACGGGTGCGTTAATCTCCGAGACTAGCCTTCCCTCAGCTCGTCCCCACCTATCCTACGTCTCGGTCATCCCCAGCAACCCCGTGACGGGCAGGCCGCTGTTTCCTTGGTGCCTCTGTTTCGTGCATGGTATGGACTTTAGCGCTCTGGATGACGAACCCAGGATAGACGATGTGTTTACGCGGGAAGTGAGAAGTGTACTACCCACCCCCGAAGAGTTCTTAATCCTCTTAGAGTCTACACAGGTTGGTCAACTTAGCTCCCGCCTAGCTGCAATAAGCAGGGCTCAGAGGCTAGGAGTGGAGATCGAGGACGTAGACTCTTGTTACGCGCTGGTGGAGAGGCTGGGCAAGAGCCTTTCCCCTGAGTTCACACTCGAAGGTAACCTGGTGAGGCCAACATAAGATGGCTCTTGTATTTAGCGACACGTTCACAGATACCAACGGGACGAATCTGGACGCCCACACCCCCGATACGGGTACGGGCTGGACAGAAGAAGAGAGAACAGGGGTTCGCTCCCTAGAGTGCTTCGGCAATAACTGTGAGGCAGAGGCTGGTGAGTTAAACGACCGTGCAACCTATTCAGCACAGCCAGACCCTACTGTGGCGGACTACGATGTGGAATTCGACTACAAGACAGTCTCAATTGGTGCGGAGGCACCCTATCACCTATTTGCGCGTCTAACAGATTTAAGCAACTTTTATCTAGCTACTTTCTATGGGAGTGACGCAACTGATGACTACAAGCTGAACAAGAAAGTTGCTGCTTCGTTCACTGAACTAGCCTCCCTTAATGAGACGATTTCCGATGGTGATACTCTCAAACTTGAGATTAAGGATGCGAACAAAAAGGTATTTAACGGCGTGACTGAAAAGCTCACTTCGACAGATAATGCCCTAACATCCGCAGGCAAAGCCGGAATATCGCACGGCAATACACTGGTGAGCACCGATGACCTAGATACTACTCCAGAAGCCGATAATTTTAAGGTAACTGAGCAAGCAGTAGCAGCAGCCACACGACGCTACAGCCTCACAACGTTAGGAGTGGGATAGGGGGAGAAAATGGCGCGACACCCAGCCGGTCCCGACCAAGAGCTTAGAGGACGGATAGCGCTTCCGTTCGTCTGCGGCAAGGAGTTGTCCCAGGCTAATGTAGATACGCTCCACGGAGAGGCGGTAAAGGTATTTGTATCTGCGGCGCTAAAGGGCGTCGGAAGGAGGGACTAACATGGCACTTCATCGACGAAGACCAGGAGAGACCGTGGCGGCGGAACGGGCGCGACTAAGGCGGAAGGACACGGTAGCGGGGCGAGCTGCCAAGCGGCGGAATGTGGGGGCCAGGACACGCAGGGGGCGGTAGTGCCAGCCAAGACGCGCCGCCAACAGCGATTCTTCGGTGCTGACCTTGCCCGTAAGAGAGCGGGTAAAAAGACTCGCACGGGTATGAGCGAGAAGAAGCTCAGAGAACATGCCCGCAAGCTTCGCCAGTAGGTCGTAGCCTTAGCAACGTTGTGGAGGCGCAGTCATCCTCCGTCAGCCTCTTTAGTCGTCTCGCAGGCAAGCCTGTGGCCAATTCTTCGGGACTGTTACACCCTGCGGCCTTCACCGCAGCTCAGTCCACACCGTTGCTAAAACCGCGACCGTATAGATTCTATCACGAAATGGAGTAGCTGATGCCAGTTTCCTATACCCGCGACGCCCTCATGCTTGCCCTCTGCCGCGAGGCGTTCAAGGATCAGTACCCTATCGACATCACCACGACTAGTGCTGGGGCCGCAACCGGACTCACGGGCGTCTTCGGTCAGTTAGCCTTTACCACGTCGGGGGCTACCTCCAACAAGTATCACGACATCTGGGTATACTGGAGGCGCTTTCGAGGCACCGTCTCTACCGTCACAAGTTCTACTCAGTCTGCACTGGAATCAGGACACACCTTTTCCACTAGTGACGCTCTCAAAAACTTCACCTTCAAGATTGTTAGCGGCACGGGGTCAGGCCAAGAGGCCACCATCACGGCCAGTAGTACCGCGACTCCGACTGTCATCACGCACGCGGCCTTCACCACTGGTCTAGGTACTGACTCTATCTACGAGATATACCCCAACTCCACCGATTCCCGCGAGGGGGATCACTTTCGTAGCGTTAAAGCCGACTCTTCGTCCTCTCTCACTGTCGCTTCGGGCACCCTGAACTGGCACCCCGCTATCCAGAGTAACGCTACCGATGCCCTAGTGGTGGCGACTGTCGTTGAACGCAGCGACATGATCTTCACCTACGACATCCAGGGAGACCTTCTTCTCTCCTACATTTCGCAGTTGTTGAGGAACATGCGCTCCCCTGCCTATCTCCCCGTGACGTTGATTCCAGACGGGGACATGGAGGGCTCGTACACCATCGGGACTTCGGCGAGTTTTACTGAGTGGTCAGGCGTGGATGCCCCCACCACGGCGGCTAAGTCCACCACTAGCTATCCCTTCCCGTTTGGCAGGCAATACATCAACGTGGTGACAGCGGCCACCGATAATGAGGGGATTCAGTCAGCAACTGTCGCCGTAGACCCAGACGAGAACATGCACGTTGCCGTTCTGGTACAGAAGACCCCAGCGGCTACCGAGACCGCTACCTTCGACGTGATTCTCTACGACGTTACGAACTCCACTGACCTTAAGACGGTCACGGTTACTGGGCAGCAGCCCGCACTCGTTTACTTCCAGCAGTCCTTGGCTTCTACCACGGAGGAGGTTGCTATCCGAGTGCTGTCGAACAGCGCCGCTGCCACCTCTTTCCGCGTCGGCCCTACCTGGCTCTGGTCGGGGAGCAAAGACCGCTATGCCGTGGACACGTCCTCGCTGGAGAGGGGGCGGGACATCAACAACGCTGTCACCCTTCGTCTGGGACAGGAGATGGAGACGGACGTCTACCACATCGGCAAGCTGGAGGATACCGTCTTTGACGCGGAAAGGGACGACCGCGCCAATCTCCTCCACGTCGTCATTCCACGGTCATCGCGCCCGACTCTTCTCCAGACCGACCGGCGGTATGTAGAACTCTCCAACGACACCTCCACCACCTTCGCGGAGAGGGACATGGTCGTTCAAGGGGCGATGTATCACGTCGAGAGGGCGCGGGCGGCTAGGCTGGCATCGAGCAACCCCGCGCTGGCGGGCTTCCATAACTCCCGTGCCCGTGAGTACGCCAGGACTTACTCGCAGATGCTCGAAGGGACGGGGATCAGTTTGGTTGACGTAGAGGACGAGTCCTCCGACCGCCAGCTTGTGAGGTTCCGTTGATGGACGAAGACCCAGCCACGATCAACGGCCAGCCCTACCCTATCGCTCTTGGTGAGCAGGGGCAGACGCTATGGGAAACGACTGACGTTGCCCAGGAACGAGACGAAATCTGGGATGACTGGTCGCTGGGGATGGGGGAGACGAAGCGGGAGACGGGACGAGGATACCTTTTCGCCAGGGGCTTCGACCCCAGCGCAAACGGCGCGTTAAGGCTGTCCCCGCACTATCAGGCTCACAACAACACAGCCCTCACCACGGGCTACGGCTACATGATGGAGGACGTGGAGACGACTGGCTCTACGCTGACTCTGGACGCTGCGTCAACAGGTAAGGGGTCGGTAGCTGATGAAGGAACTCTGACGATCTCTCATACTATCGCTTCGCAAAGTGAGCGTCTTTTAGCCGTGGGTGTATCAGTGGATATTCAAGTTGCACCGCCCATAGAGATAAGCGCCACCTATGCGGGCGTAGCGATGACAGTGCTTGGTATACGTGACGGCACCGCTGGCAACGCTCATCATGTGCATTTATTCTTTCTTCGTGCTCCCGCTACTGGCACTAATGATATTGTCATCACCAATCATATAGGCTCAACCAGAGCATTTGTAGTTGGTGCTGAGAGCTTTTATGGCGTGAATCAAGATGACTCTTTTGGTACAGCCGTAAGCGCGCTGGGTACGAATGGGACACCAACTGTAACCGTTGTCACCGCCTCTGGTGAGCAAATCCTAGCCGTTCTCGCAGTAGAAGGAGCTGCCACTATTGCGGCTGGAACTAATGAGACAGAGAGGTGGGACGATACCCAAGGCAGCGATGTCTCTGGTTCAGGTTATACTCAGGCAGGCTCAGACGGAGGCGTGATAGCCCCCAGCCTGACTTCGGGCTCAAACTGGGGAATATTCGCTGTTCCCATCAAACCTTCTTCCACTACCTCCCGCAGTGTCATGTGGATCGGGGATACCACTAAACTCTATCGCTACACCTACGACTCTGATACCGGCCTCAGTCTTGATGGTACGCAGACTATAGCCTCTGGTGTTTGTGGTCGCCCTGAGAAGACTAACAGTAAGTGGTACGCCCCGATGGGATCAGGAACGAACGCCCGCCGATTGGATGATGCATCCTCTGACTCAGGCTGGGCGGATGCTGGCTGGAAGGCCAACCATTTGAGCAACTTTCAAAAGGGTGTCCAGCCCACGTTGGCGCGGGTGAACAGCACCACAGCTAACACCGTGGAGCTGAATGACGACACCTCCGGCAACGTTGGAGACACCTGGACGAACGAGAGTGAGGCGGTGGGGGATTCAAGCACGGATGTCACTGATCTTGTGGAGGCGCAGGGACAGCTTTTTGTTGCTAAGGAGGACTCACTATTTGCTTTCGGCAGTGAAGCCGAGTCGTTCAATGCTATCCCCTTCTTGAACAGGGGGAAGGCGGATTCTGATAACGGCAAAGGGACGATAGCTTTCGGCGATATGATTTTCTATCCCTCCAAGGGGAACTGGTGGCGATACAGGATCGGACGTGGAGCGCTGCCCGTTGGGGCAAACACAATCAGGAGTTGGCGACCCATTGCGCGCATTGATAGCCCGAAGGCTGGTCGAGTTGCTTTCGCAGTCTATGTGGAGGAATACCTATATTATCTCCTGAACGACGGCGAACTGAGCTATCTCATCCAGGCTCGATTGAGGCGTGAGGGTGACCCTGCAGGCCACGAACTCATCCAACACAGCGTTTTGACTATCCCGTTGTCCAAGGGTCTAGGTGTGGATTCTAAGAACCGACTCTGGATCAAAGGGGCCAGTACCGACGAGACCACGCGGGATATTCGCGTGATCGAACTGGCTGACGATGGCAGCCTGGACAAGGATAAGAGAAGGGGGCAGGCGGATGAGGATCACATTATCACCTTTGATGAGCGTAACCCTGGACGCCCCCAGGATCAGGTTCAACTCCGTCATTTCACAGTGGAGACTGAGGGAGACTGGGACGCCACCACCTCCCTTTTCCTAGCGGTATTTCGGGACGACAGCCAATTTGCCGTGTCGGTGGGCAGCACCGTAACTTCGACGGGTGTGACGACCCGTAATTGGACGGTGGGAACCGACGACACCGCTTATCGCTTCCGACCCCTCCTGCTACTGGCGACTACCAGTTCCTACACGCCGAAAAGCTCTCAGCCTGACATATTGAGAGTCATCATCGGCATCCGCTTCCCTGAGATCGTTAGAATCGTTATCCCCGCCGACGACGGGGTTCTTGATGGGTACGGCTTGACAGCCATAGACGCAGAGCAGAATCTTCGCCGATTACAGAATCAAGGGGTCGTGACGTTCCGGCGACCTGGGGATACGACTACAACGTTCAGCGCCGAGATATTCAGCGTTACGGACACGATGTACGCCACCAAAGACGGCTTCGCACACGGTATTCAACTCCAACTCAGAAGGTGGATCACTCCATGAGCGTAGAATCACGCCTAACTGACGTTGAGGAGAGCCTAAGACTGCTGCGCGACGCTGACCGGCTTCAAGGTCGGCGCGTGTCTGCTCTCAAGCCTACTGACCGTTACTATCTGGGCTGGAACGACACCACAAAGAAGTGGGAGCCGAAGGGCATTGCTTTTGTCGTCAAGACTGCTGACGAGGATGTAACTAGCAGCACTACGCTTCAGGACGATGATGCCCTTCTGTTCGCCATTGGAGCTAGCGAACGCTGGGTGTTTGAGTTCTTCATTATTTGGAAGTCAACAACAACAGGAGACATTAAGTTCACTATCACGGTTCCCTCTGGCGCGACGGGAGCGTGGGTACTAGGCAGGCAGGAGGGGACAGGCGGAAGTGAACCGACGTACAGAGGGAGTCTTACCTTTGGAGCTGGTGTTCTGGCAGAGGCGACTTCAACCAACCACTATGGCACTCACATTTGGGGGGCTGTTCTCAACAGCACCACTGCTGGCAACGCCACGCTCCAGTGGGCGCAGAACACGTCTGACGCGACAAAAGCGACTGTTTTCACCCACTCGTGGTTGAGAGCGATGCAGGTCAGTTAGCCCCCATTTCGTGATAGCAGCCCCTTCGTTCACCAAGTAAACCGCCTCGCGCCCACTAGGTGACATAAACCCCGTTAGCGCGGGTTCCGATTCTCTTCGTTGCCTCTACCAAGATTGCGGCTACATGGCCGTCCAGCTTTGGCATCCGGCGCTGCAACATCGACACGCTTAACGTGTCTGGATGCTCGCCACGCATCTGGATGGCGATAGCCACTGTGCAGACATGGCACCAAGGCTCCTGCCCCTTGGCGCAAATGCAGTCTGGTGTCCTTCCCATGTGTAGCCCACCCCTTGATTAAGATGCTTCTTCCCCTTGCTTTGTTGTACCCTTGAAACGGTACTTGATATAATGTCTCCATCACATGATGGCCGTTAGCTTTGGGACTTTACATATCATATATAGGGCGGCGTTAGGTAAAGTAGAAACCTAGAGTCGGGCGACTAGGTCGCGCTCTATTTGGCAGGCTGCGTGCACCTCTTCGATAGAGATGCCGAGCTTGCGTGCGAGAAGGTCGTACGAGGTGGCGTCAGGTACTCTTTCGCCGTTAAGCCAGCGGTTGAGAGTGGAGGGATTCACATCCCACGCTTTCCACATTTTCTTTTCGCTGCCTCCGAATTCCTGATCGCGCACCTCACACAACCGTTGTGAGATGCTCTTCATTTCACACTTACCCTAACAGGGGGGAATCCCACTTGTCAAGATTTCTTCGCAAGTTAACGTAATAACTATAGACAGACGGGGTTCCCATGTGGGAGACTGTGGCGAGCAAGCGGGAATCCCAGGCGGAAACGGAGCTTATGAGCACAGTTTCGCTAGACTTCGACGCAAGGCGGGTGAAGGGCATCCGCGTACTTCTAGGTGAGACCCAGGCAGAGTTCGCAGACCGCCTCAGCGTCTCACCAGACATGGTACACCGATGGGAGACGGGAAAGGCCGTCCCCATGCGCGGCCCCACCCTCAAGGCGCTGCTGGACGCAGAGGCGCTCACCTAATAGCCATGACCCCCACTCAGCTTCCCCTCACGCCAACGGGCGCACGCAGCACCGGCCTGGAACTGAAAGAACAGGGCATAGAGTCTCTGGAGCGGCACAGGTGGGTAGACGACGCACGTCTTGCGGCTGAGGGGATGCTGTGCGAAGACATGGCTGTCGATACATACACTGGCCTTCCTGACTCAGCGCTCTCTCGACTAACTTCTGATGACATCCATGACGTGATGGGGCCACCGCCGCACGATAACTGTTACGGCGCTATCTTCCACGACAAGCGGTTCAAGGCGACGGGCGAGCGTGTGCGGAGCACGAGGCCAGAGGCGCACGGCAGGGAAATCCGTGTGTGGCGGTTAGCGTAATGCAAACTGTCTTCACGAGGAAAAGTCGCTTAGGCCCTGTCCCGCGTGACCCTGTGGAACGGTTCTGGGGGAACGTACATAAGCGCGGGCCGGATGATTGTTGGCTTTGGTTGGGGGACCGCGACCTCGATGGCTATGGCCGCATGAGTGTAGGCAGCAGGGCCGACAATACGAAGCGTGGCATCAGGGCACATCGATTTGCTTGGGAATTAGAGTGCGGCGAGATACCAGATGGCGTGAACGTTTGCCACGACTGCGACAACCCGCCCTGTGTAAATGCTGGGCATCTATTTCTGGGTACGCAGACGGATAATTTGGCCGACATGGTGAGCAAGCGTCGTCACCATAACACGAATGTGACTCATTGTATCCGAGGTCACGTCTTCGATGTCTGCAATACCTACATCAATCCAGAGGGTAGGCGAAGCTGCCGCGTCTGTCGGCGAATGCGAGATAGAGCGCCTAATAGGAGGCTAGCATGACGGACTCCTTTTTCCACGGCTGCGACAAGCAGCACCCCCTTGGCGGCACGAAGCCGCACCCCACTTCAAGCTGCGTCCCTGGCAACAGGGCGCAGCCGTGGACGAATGAGTAAGAAAGGAGGGGCCTGCGCGATGGCGTGGCGCAGGGGGTTCGGCTCCCCCGTCTCCTTGCGCCGCAGAGTAGGGATGGCGAGGCATATGAACTCCTGGCTAATATTATGAGCATCTCTTCATCGTCCCTACCCTGCGCCTGGGGTGGCGCGGCGGCGAAGCAACACGTCGTAGACCTAAACCCTGTCCCCGTACCCGCGCCTATCGGGGGCCGCAGGAATAGGAGGATGAGATGAGCGTAACTGACATGCACGAGTGCCCCCACGGCCCCATAAAGGACTGCCATAAATGTATGTTTCGGGAGCTGGTGGAGGCGCTGGAGGATGCTCTTGCCTACATTGGAGGAACTCTTAAGGCTGATTGGGGTGAGTCAGACCGCCAAGCAATCAATCGTGTCCGTTCTGAATTGCTGACTGGTGGGCGCGCCCTCATCGAGAAAGCTAAACAGATCGACCCCGACTGCATCCCCTATGAGGAAGCACAGGAGATAGCAGCGAACCAGAGTCACCGATATGGCTGAGATAGCGTTCTTCATCCTCGGCGACTTCCCGTGCTCCATCTGGAAGACCGATCTGGGTACACTCTGCGGGTACATCGGCGTACCCCCTTCTCATCCTTGGTATCGGCAAGATCAAAGCGTGCTCGGCCCACTCGGCGGGATAGACGTTCACGGCGGCATCACCCTTGCCTGCCACGAGAAGTCGTCACGAATGCCGAGCGAGGAATACCGCGCCACCATGTTGAAAGCGCCCACTGGGGGACCGTATCCCAAACTGGAGTGGATGGACATGCCGAACAAGGACGGCGCATCGTGGCCCCACGATACAGGGCAGGACGTGTGGTGGATTGGCTTCGACTGTGCCCATCTCTACGATCTAACGCCCAGCGACCCACACCCAGGCGATGTCTACCGAGACGAATCCTACGTCCGCAACGAGCTTGAAGGATTGGCTCGTCAGGCGGCAGACGCGATGCGGGGCCCCGGCATATCGCCTGAGGAGCGCGCCGAAGAAGCCGAACGCGAGGCTATGGCATGAGGGACTTGGAGTACGCCGCTGCGCTTGATCGGCTGCAACATCGGTTCAACGAGGTCTGGACGCAGCACCAGAATATGCTGCTTGCCCTAGAGAACGCCCGCGATGTGATCCACCGTGCCCACTGTACGGCCCTGTCGTCCTTGCCCCAGGAATGCTGGAAGGAGTGCGAGGAGGCAATGGACGCCTTGCTGGAAGCAGGCTGGATGCCAGTGGAGGTGCAGCCATGAAAGACCCCTGGGAGAAGGCTTACGCGTACGGGCGAAACTATGAGCACATGGTGGCTCATATCGTTGACCGTGCATTCACTCTTTGTGGGGCCTCTGTAACTCCTAGAGACAACCACACCCCCGACCCCTACCCCGTCTGCAAGAACTGCCTCCGCACAAAGAGGGCGAAGGAGCTAGGGCTGTCATGATTTCCGAGGCTGACGAAATGGATTACAAACAGCAGGAAGGCGAAGAAAAGTATCGGGCGTTCCTGGAGCGCAGGGCCATGATGGGCGGGCCGGACGCGCCAGAGCCGTGCGAGACGTGCAGCGGGCAGGACTTCGCGGTAGTTGAGTGGCCATGGGGGTGCAAGGAGTGTCCCCGTTGCCTAGGAACAGGAGTGCAGCCATGACGAAATGGAGAATCGCGCACAACGTCATGTTCATTCTGTTCCTGTTCCTTGCGCCTGGGATTCTCATTGAGGTGATTTTGTGACGCAAGAAGTAGTCAAGAAAGCGAAGGCGCACACGCGCTACGAACTAGAGGACGGTACGCGGGTGCCTGGCGTGACGACGATTCTGAACGTGATAGCGAAACCAGCCCTAATATCGTGGGCCAACAGGATGGGGCTGGACGGCATCAACACGTCCAAGCACGTAGACGAGTTGGCAGACATCGGGACGCTGGCTCACGCGATGATAGCGCACTTCCTGGGCGGGCCGGAACCTGACCTGGACGACTACTCCAAGCATCAGATAGACCGCGCCGAGAACTCCGTTCTGTCCTTCCACGAATGGGCGAAGGGGAAGACGCTGAAAACCTTTCATAGCGAGCGACAGATGGTGTCCGAGCAACTGCGCTATGGGGGCACCTGTGACTGGATTGGCGAGATTGATGGCGTAACAACGCTGCTGGACTTGAAAACGGGCAAAGCCATCTATGACGAAATGCTCTATCAGGTTGCCGCCTACTGGGGCCTAACGCAAGAGGAGCATCAGGGGGTTAAGGAAATCCGCATCCTCCAGGTAGGACGGAGCGAGGACGAAGGGTTCTCAGAGAGAATCATCCCCGCCGCGACGATACCCAAGTATTTCGCCGTCTTCACCGCCGCCCTGCACCTGTACGAGACTATCCGAGCAGCCAAGAAGGGGGCGTAATGCCAGTCGAGATTCACGGCAAACAGTACGTTACCGTCGCCGAACGGATAGCCCAGATGCACGAGGCCAGCGACGGCGTGACGGTGGTTATCAGCACAGAGGTCGTGCGGGATACCGACACCTCCATCAGCATCAAGGCCACGGTGACGTGTGCGGCTGGAACCTTCTCAGGCCACGCCACATCGCGCTACGAGGCTGGGGGCATCGAGGGGCAATCTCCCCTAGAGGTGGCGGAGACGAGCGCCATTGGGCGGGCCCTGGGCTTCGCTGGCTACGGTTCAGTTGAGGGGATAGCGTCCGCCGACGAGGTGATAGTTGCACAGTCCCGTGATAAGTGGGGGTGCAAGGAATGTCGGGCGACGAACTCTAGTGATGACAAGGTTTGTATCAACTGCGGGCGTGAGCGCGGTTCGTGAGAGACCCCATTGTGAGCAACGTCCGCGAGGGGCTGCCGCCGTGCCGAAGCCTAGCGCGATTTGATGGCCGTCGCGCTTCGATGATAGATACCGCACTGTGTGGTGAAGACCATGGCTTTAATACGTACTCTACGAAGCGATGTTTTGTCATTGCGGGCCGTGAACTAAGACCGAAGAGAGTTGACCCACACGGCTTCCTTGCTTACTACTTTGCTAGGCCATCGTTAGTAGTCGATTTGTGTACCGACGACCCCGCCGAAGCCCAAGCGGCCTTTGAGCGCGGGGCTGAGTGGGTGAGAACGGGGGTCGGGCCGTGACTGCGCCACGCGGGTTAGAGGGCTCATTGCCGCCGTGCATAAAGATTGCGGTGTTCGAGGGTAAGCGGGCGATGTGGCATGACTTCTCTGGATGCGGACACCCGCGAGAGTTCAGCCCACTTCGTTTCACTGTGAATGTTGCGGAGATTGTTGAGTGGAAGCCGTTAGGAGAGGGCGGCATCAACTGGCCGTGGGTTGTTGGTGATACTGGCTGTTGGCAAGAAGCTACCAATGACCCCGACGAAGCTGAGCGTCTGTGGCTTGAAGCCTGCGAACGGCTGAGAGTGATGCCGTGACCGACGCCCGCCAGCCAACCGGCCAAGACCTCGTTTGCCTCGTCTGCCGCAAGGAGGCTCAGGACATCGACCACGTAGTCAACCGTGGCATGGGCGGCTCCAAAGAGCGGGATGTGCCGGAGAACAAGGTTCCTCTCTGCCGTGAGTGCCATGAATTGAAGACGCTGGGGCGCATTGTAACGAGGGTAAAAACGGGGACATTTGAGGATGGCGCTGCGTGGTTCGTCTACGAATGGCGCAAGGCGGATAGCGACGTACTGATAAACGCCCCCGTCGAAGTCAGCGACCGATATAAGTGTCTAGTGCTGAGTGATGGTGCTGAGGCGGCTAAGTCGGGGTCGATCATAAAAAGCGGTCGAGGCGACGAAGGAAAAGCCGACCTAACGTTGCCGCGTGGCTTGGAGGGCGACATTGCGCCCGAATCTGTTGCCGCGCACACCTCGGCACCGTCACCCAGCGCTGGAGAGAAGGAGGAAGGCGATGAGACTACACTGGACGGTTTACGCGATGTCGCTGGGCCTGGGGATGTGGACGTTGGCTCTAATCCTAAAAGTCTTCCTGTCCTAACCCACGAACAGCGCGTAGCAATCGCCCAAGAGATCAAGGACGCGGAGTGGAACCGGCAATGGATAGCGGGAGACACGGGGAACGCCTGGATAGCGGAGCTGGGAGAGAGCGCGGAGCAGTACCTCTCTGACTTCGGTTACGTCCACGAATCGTTAGCGAATATTCTGCGTGTCTGCGCCGCGATTCCGCCGCCATATCGAAATGGGAATCTACGGTATTCGCACCATACCGTCGTCTACGACCAGCCCCCCGAAGACAGGATGCGCTGGCTAACTGAGTGCGCAGAGGAACAGTGGAGTGTCGCGGAATTCCGCCGTCAGGTCAAGGGAACGAAGACGAAGGCCAAACGGTGGACGCTGGAGGAGCTGCGAGAGAAGTTAGCAACATTCGAGCACGAGCCGCCACGGAGTGATGAGGCTGCGATGGTGTCGGCTGAGTCGATTGTCTTCTTCCTTGATTGGATTGAGTCTCATGCCGCTTAACTTCCCCCTGTTGCCGACACGCTTCTGGGAGAAAACAGAGCAGCAGGGCGATTGCGTCGTCTGGACGGGCGCTAAGTCCGCATACGGTCACGGGCAGTTTGGCATATCTCAGCCAGGAAAAACACGATATGTGCACCGCATAGTTTACGAAGCGGTTAACGGGCCTGTTCCTGACGGCTTGGAACTTGACCATCTGTGCAGGACGCCAGCCTGCATCAACCCAGCCCACTTAGAAGCCGTTACGCATCGTGAGAATGTTTTGCGGGGTGAGGGGCTTGCCGCTCAACAAGTCAAACGAACGCACTGTCCGCAAGGTCATCCTTATTCGGCAAAGAATACATACCGCGACAAGAAGAATAAGCGGTACTGCCGAACGTGCGGCAGAATTGCTGCCCGCCGGCGCTATGCGGCACGGCTTGGAGGGCAGGGATGAGAAGAACAATAACAATCCAACGCAACTGCCTGCTGGGCAACCGTATCGGCCAGGAAATTGCCGCTGATGAGACAGGAGTGCCAGGGTTGATGACTCACCGCCATGTTGAACGACCCCATCTATGGACGTTGACCCATGAACCATCTGGTTTTCGAGTTGGGCCAGAGTATCCAACACGCAAGCGGGCTGTCGCAGCGGCCCAGACTCTTAGTGACCTTTTGGATTGGACGATGAGTAGAACGCGAGTTATCAGAACCTTCAAGTCGCTTCCCGAAGCGAAACGAAAAGCGTTGAAGTTGAGCGGATTCGGCCCTCGTGCTCGCCGATGACCCACACCCACTGTACCGAGTGCAAGCGGAGAATCCCCTGGGGTGAGCCGCGAACCATTATTGAAATACGAGAGGGCTGGAAGGTGACGAGGCGCAACGAACGGTGTATGCCCTGCGGGGGTTGGGTAATTGTGCCTGGGGTGAAGGTGAAAGATGCCGCCGCGAAGCCCTAACTCAACCCACCCCATACGCACCAAGGAAGCGATACGGGAACGCCATATCAAGATTCTTGAACTATGGCAGGAAGACGGGCGAACGGAGGGTGGACGGACGCCGCGAGAGATAGCGGAGGCGGTGGGACTGAAGCACGCATCCAATATTTATTGGCACATCGACGGGAGATGTAAGTGTCTCAGTTAGGGCTATGACGACCTACGCTGACCGTCTGTGTGTCTGCTGTGGGGAGCCGTGTCCCTGGCCACTGAGGGGCACGAACGCCGCGCCTCGGTGTCAGGATTGTCGGCGCTGGTGTAGCCGTGTAAAAAACTATCCTTGCCAGCTAAAGGGGCAGCGGTGAGCTGGGTGAAGGTTAGCGACGGGCTGGCCACCCACCCAAAGGTGCTGGCTGCTGGGCAGGCAGCAGCGTGGCTACACGTTGCGGGGCTGTGCTACGCGGCCCAGCACTTGACGGACGGAGCCATATCCGATTCATCGCTGTCAGGCTTGGGGCAATACACCCGTGCCCGCGCCAGGAAGCTAGCAGACCGGCTGGTAGAGGTTAGGTTGTGGGAGAGGAACGGCACGGGCTACGCCATCCATGACTACCTGGACTACAACCCGTCCAGGAAAGAGGTGGAGGCAAGGCGGGAAGCCAAGCGGCGCATCGGCCAGGCTGGGGGGCTAGCAAAAGCAAAGCAGCGTGGTAAGGAAAGTGGCTAGCATGGTGCTAGGCGTTAGGCAGAAACTTTCTCTACACCCGTCCCGTCCCCTACCCGTCCCCTTACCCCACTCCCCACCCCCCGTTATCGGTACGCCGTGCTGTATTACATATGGACATGCTTAGTAGCACCGTTATTAATAGCCAATTTTTCATTTCGATTTTCAATCTCACGAAAAAGTTGGTGACCTCTTCCTGGAGCTGCATTTCGTAATGGGAGGAAAGCTATGAGACTGTTCGGGTTCTTTCGTAAGAAGCCAGTCGAGTTCGAGGAGTATTACAAGGAGCAGATTAACCGGATTCGTCGGGGTGAGCCTATTGTGTGGTTGCCTGGAACGCCGAAGGAAATTCTGAGAAGCTCTGCGGAGATAGATAGGCTGAACGCCAAATTAGACGAGCGGATTTCACACTAGGTTAGTCCTGGCCCTGCTTGTAGCGGGGCTGGTGATGATCGGAGGAAGCAATGGAGAAGTGTTTACCAACTCAGCACGACCTAGTCCCACTGCGCGAGGAGCCAGCGCAGGGCACGACAACAACGACAATCTTCTATTGTCGGCGATGCGGCAAAATCGTGAGAGGGCACTAGCCGATGCGCGCCTTGTTCCGCTGGCTTCACCGGAGGCGGTGCCGACACTGCGATTGGAACCTGAACCAGTGGTTCGGGCCGATATATCCACCCTCGCCGTGGTGGAGGAGCCAGCTTTCGACATTTGCGGATACGACTGGAACTGTCCAGAGGCCGAACGCATCGTCTGGTGCGAGTCCCGTTTCGACCCGATGGCCATATCCTGGACGGGTGAATCCTTCGGCCTCTTCCAGCTCAATCAAGTCCACGCCTACCGATGGCCCACGTTCTGGAGCGAGTGGATGATCCCCGAAGTTAATACGGCCTGGGCTTACGAGCTGTACTTGGAGCAAGGATGGGGGATATGGGAATGTCGTTAGACTCTGACCCCATGCTGCTGACGGTGAAAGAGGCAGCCCGCAGGTTGTCCCTGGCCCGCTCGACGGTATATCAACTGGTGGTCGCTGGCCAGATTGAGTCTATCACTATCGGTCGGGCGCGACGGATACCACTGGATGCCCTGACCGCCTACATCGACCGGCTGCGTCAGGAGCAAGGGGAATGAGAGCGAAGTGGCCTTATCTTCGCGTTCGCCTCACGCCCATTGATTGGCGGAGAACAGAAACGAAATGCCGCGTTTGCAAGCGATCATTCTTATTAGAGCTAATAGCCTACGGCAGGGGAGTGTCTAAGGCGAAATGGCCCATCTGCCTAGAGTGCCGCGAAGAAGGTTGGACATATCTAACGGCTAGGTCACGCTTGTTTATTTGTCCCCGCAAAATCTACGTACGCCAAAATGGTAGCCGTCCATCTCTCTATCGGGAGTCAGACCTAGAACGAAGCCGAGAGAGGGTTAACCAATATCGAAAGGCCAATCGACAAAAGGTACGTGCATGTAAAAGGGCGTACTGGAGCAGTGAGCGCGGGATGGATTTGAAGGTAGTCAGCGAGCGCCTGCGGCTTGGGTGGTCACTTTTTGCAGCACGTAACGCGCCAGTCTCTAGTGGCCCCAGGAAGGGCCACATCCCTAACGTGGGGGCTTTATGACAACCGAAGCCCCGCCCTGCGTCCACCATTTCATCATTGAGGAACCGCGTGGCCCCATCTCTATCGGAAAATGTCAGATATGCGGCGAAAAGCGGGAGTTTGCAAACGCCTATCTCTTCAAGACGTACAACAAGGCCGCGTTGACGCTCAAGGAGCAAGATGACTAAATACCAATTTCCCTGGCCTCCGAAAGAGCTGTCCCCCAACGCGAGGGTGCATTGGCGGGCGCTGGCGCAGGCGAAGGCGCGGTACGCGGAGGACTGTGGTTGGAACGTGAAGGCTCAAATCGGCCACAGTATGGCGTTCGCCCTTAACCGTCGGCGCTTCCCCATCAAGCCTCCTGTCCAGGCTCAGGTGACGTTCGTGGTGACGGACAAACGACGGCGGGACTCCGACAACCACATGGCGATGCTGAAACCGCTCTGGGACGCTTTGGTGGAGACGGGGGTGCTAGAGGACGATTCGCACGACAAGCTGAAAATCGCGGAGCCGAAGTGGGAGCGTGGGCCGGAGAAGAAGGTAATCGTGGAGCTGAGCCCATATCGAAATGGAGGCGAATGATGGGTGAGCTATTTTCTATTCAGTGGGAAGGCCGTGTTGTTGCCACGATTGACGGCGATGGTAATTTCACCTGCTCGGATAAGGTTGCGATGGTCAAGGCGCTAAAGGCGCAGGGTGCGTTTTGGTTGGAAGTCACGGATAGACTATCGAGGCCCCGTAGTGTTTGATCCCCAAGCGGCCAAGGAGCGTGGCGAGGCGGGCATACCAGCGATGGCGAGTTGCCCATCTACGACAGAAGCCCTACACCTCACCGCCGAGGGATATGCCTACGTTGGACAGCTTCGCTCCGACCTACTCGCCGCCCTGAAACTGATTGAGAATCAGGAGCCGATGGTTAACCAGTATAAGAAGATAGTCGAGTGGCTTGCGAAGTACGTTCGTTCAGGGGAGTCCACGGCTGACCTTCTTGTACGCTTATCCGCCGCCCTGGAGGCGCTGGAGGAGGCGCAGGCACACCTCAAGACAGTCAGATGGGTGTTGGAGATGGACGATCCCCGCCTACTGAAAGCCCTACAGACTATTGAGCGATTGCTGAAAGAGCGTGACGGCTACGCGGCGCAGTCCAAGCGGCGCGGGGAGGCGCTAGAGAAAGTGGTGTCTAGGTGGCAAAGCTACCGTAGCGAAACTCTCCCAGGGCGTACACGAAACCAAGACTTGGGATACTGTGCCGAAGACATGAAAGAAATTGCTCGTGATGCCATCGCCATATCGCCCGAAGATGCGAGGGAGAAGGAGAAGAAGGCGTGAAGGCTCTGACGCTCGCACAGCCCTGGGCGACGCTTGTAGCGGCAGGCGAGAAGAAGATTGAGACACGTTCATGGCGGACGCGTTACAGGGGGCCTATCGCCATACACGCGGCTAAGAGTTATCCAGCTTGGGCACGCGAGTTGGCCCTAAAGCCGCCGTTTGCCGCCGCAGTGCATCGAATCTTCCACGGGGAAGCCCCTACCTTCCCGCTCGGCGCCGTGGTCGCTGTAGCAGAGTTAGTCGAGTGTGTGCGGATTGATGCGCTACCTCTCTCGTGGGCCCCGCAGTCTGGCAGTGCTGAACACGCTTTCGGGGACTATTCACCTGGACGGTTTATGTTCCGGCTTGAGGCAATCCTGCCGCTCACGGACATTATACCTACACGGGGCGCGTTAGGTATCTGGGAGTGGGATGCCCCATGGGAGGAGGCCCACCCATGAGCGATGAGGCGCGGAGGCTGCTGGAGGAAGCGGTCGAGTGGCGGGATAAGCTAGCGGCTCACCCTGAGTCTCAGGAGGCATGGGAGGCTTTGGTCGGAGAGGATGGGTGCTTGGATAACGAGGCCCGCGCCTTCCTAGCCCAGCCCGAACCGGCAGCGCGGGAGGCGGCGAAGCCGGAGCATGACAGGAAAGAGCTACGCTGCTCTCGCTGCTGGTACCGTTTCTGCGGATCGTGTAGTCACAACTGCCCGCATTGTCATCCTGCCGACACCTCCCTGGCTGCTGCGGCGCTGCTGGCACAGGGGAAGGCATTGATGGAAGTCCAATCAGCTTACGAGAACTACGAATGTCGCCGCTACACGGACACATTTGCGATTAAGGTCATCGGCGAAATCCTTGCCCGTGCTGCCCTACCCCCAGGGGAGCCCGCGTGACTGAGCCCCGCCTACACCTATATCGCCGCGATGCCCGTCAAATCGGTCGCATGGCTCAGGAGATAGAGCGCCAGGCCGACGTGTGTGAGCGGCACATCGAAGAGCACGGTGAGGCTGAGGCCCTACGATTCGCGCTTATGCAGCGTCTCGCCGACGATCTCCGGAAGGTCGCAAAGCGTGGTGCCAAGCGGTACTGGAAGGCGCGTGGCGAGTGACTGAGCCCGCCATACGATGCCCCCACTGCGGCAAGAAGCTAGCCGAAAGGCTGAACGGGAAGGTGGAGTTCACCTGTCGGGGGTGCAAGAAGCGGGTGACGGTGCGGAGGGTGTGATAGAATAGGGCGAGTAGTTCGGATGCTCTTTAGTGGCCGTCGTGCCCAGTGTGGTACGGCGGCTTCTTCTATGCTGTGCTGGTTAGTGATCCTGGGAGTGTACATGAGCTGGCTTCAGTCACGGGACAAACCCCGCGACATTCCCGAAACCGTTAGCGACGCCTATTTGGAGACGCCGGACATTTCGGGTGACATTCCAGAATACCTGAGTAACGCCTACGAGCCGTGTCCGTCTGCGGTGGCTGAGGCGGAGCGGATCGTGAGCAAGCCGTGACGCTCGCCACGCGCAGGATCAGCGGCAACAACAGCGGCCTGTACCTCCGCCCCCCGAAGGTCGTCGTTGTGCATAGCACGCGCTCAGGTCGGGCTGACTTCAGTGATGCCCAGGAGTTAGCGGCAACACTGGCATGGTTCACGAATCCCAACGGAGCATCGGCTCAGTGGGTGTTGTCGGAGACGGAGCGGGTGCGGGTGGTGGAGGACGCACTGATCGCTTGGCACTCTGCCTACCTGAACGGTAGGTCGTGGGGGATAGAGATGACGCAGCCCACCATCGACCGGCCATATCGTGATGGGCACTACGATAACGCCGCCCTTGTGGGTCGGCACTACGTTTCCCTCGGTGTGGCTCCCGTCTGGTTGCCCTTTTGGAACGGAGACGACGCCAGCGGGTTTGTGGCGCACCAGGACACGGTTCAGGGCAGGGAATCGGGCAAGACAGACCCAGGGCCATTCGACAGAGTGAGGTTCATCGCATCATTGGAGGACAAGATGACGGACGAAGAGTTCCTGAAGCAGTTGAACCGCGTGCTGTCGCGGGCACGGGTAGTTGCGACGTTGGCAGACGGGAAAACGAAGCAGTCAAAATACCATGCGCTGGGTTGGTGGATTGACCTCCTGCGTCGCCACCATGAGGACGCGGCTAAGCACAGCGCGGGAGAGGCGCACGACCACGAGATACCGGCTGGCCGGACGGGGGAGGCGTGATGGAAGGGGCAATGAAATCTCTAACTGAGCTTCTGCGCGGTATACGCGAAGGAGTGAAGGCCGTTAACGAGGGGCGCGTCAGGCCCTGGGGTGAAGTTGAGAAAGAACTGTTCGGAGACGAAGAGACGAAGTGATGGGGAGATCACCGCTATCGGCGTCGGGTTTCTCATCCTGAGCATGGCCGTGTTCGCCTGGTTCGCCTATCGGACGGGTAAGCGGGTCACGGCGCAGGACTTGATGGAGCGACGGCTAAAGAGGCTGAAACGGAGGCGACGATGAGCACGACGTTTACTGCTACGAGGTATAGTTTCAATCCTAACTGCACCACGTTTTCTGTGAAGCAAGTCTCTCCTCTGACCCCAGGCGTTCGTGAGCAGCGTTGGTTCTATGCTCACGAGGCTGAAATGGTCGCGCAATACGGCGGTCGTTGGATAGCGATTTCTGGTGAGACAGTTATCGGGGTTGGCGATGGCGCGTCCGAGGCTGCCGAGCAGGCCAGAGCGCGGGGATTCTCGGATATGGCTCTTATTCAAGTCCCAAAGCGCTTGGGTGAGTGGGACAACCTAATTGCCTAGAGGAGCGACGGTGAACGACATGATAGATAGAGCTACAGGCTCTACGGGTAACGCTGTAAGCGATGGCTTAACCCGTGCTGGTTGGGTCGCGGCGGTGCAGGCGTCTGTGGCGTTCTCGGTGCTGCGCTGGGACTGGCTGGAAGCTGATGAGCTGGCGCTGTTGGAGATACCTATTACGTTCATCGCCGTGGCCGCCTGGGGTCTATGGGATCGGTTTGGCAGGTAAGCCGTTAGGGGAGAGGGTGACGAAGACGGAGGCGCTGCTTGTCGCCCACACGGAGACGTGCGAGGGACACTGGAAGTCGATTGATGAACACTTGGAAAGGCTGAACGGCGACGTGGCGGAGAACAGCAAGTTTCGAGTGCAGCAAAAGGCGGTGTACGGGGTGATAGCTTTCGCCTGGGCGACAGTGCTGATTCCGGTTGTGACGATAGCCGTGGCGGTGCTGGCGTGAGAGCTATTAAGAGATTCCTGCGCCGTTGGCACCGTAGAATGTTTATCGGCGGCAATCCTGGGTGGGAACGATGACCTACACCAGCGGAATGATCCGCAAGCTCTTAGCGGACTACCAGCGTAGGGCGCAGGGAGCCCGTATGCGAGCGCCGGAGGACAGGTTGGGCACTAGGCCCCCGCCGCTGGATGAGGCCCCCTGGGCGAACACTAGCTGCCTGTGGTCGGACATAGAGCAGGCGATGCGAAGCCTGCCATTTCAACATGCGATGATACTGTGGGACGTGGTATGCAAGGGCGAGTCAAGCTCGCGGAACGGGAAGCGGTATAGCTGGCGGGAGAGCGTGGGGGACTGGTGGGGTATCACGCCTGGGGACGTAAACAAGATAGTGGACGGGGCGCTAGAGGAGATGTGCGCGTTCCTGAATGTGGATACCGTAAACGAAATATCGCGTGGCATATCCAGGGCTGGTGGCGGGCCAGATGCCACTAGGGTTGACAATTCCCTAGTCGCTGGCTAAAATCAGTGTATCGTAGGGCGTCCCTGTGGGGGCGCTCTATTTGATTGGGCGCGCCACGTCGTCTCGCACCTTGGGCAGAACCAGTATTGAATTCGGCTACCTAGGCGAGACACGTTCTTGGTGGGAATCTTGCAGGTTGGGCAAATCACTCCGTAGCCTCCTTAATGGCGTCGCGGGCCTCGACACAATATGACTTCGGACAATCACGGAAGACGTGGCCCAGGCATTCAGGCTCGTCTCTCAGACTGTGCAGCTTGTCAGCGCTCCTTTCCAGCGCCTCTAGCAGCTTGGCGTTGACGGCGCGGAGGCGTTCGTTGCTTGCTTTAAGGGTTTCGATGGTGCCGTCCATTGGGTACATATTGTCTCCTCTCGTGATGGCTTAGGCTGTTTGGTTGAGGATGCGGAGGATATTACAGGCGGTGCAGTGGCAATCCTCTTTACGGGGGATTTCGCCGAAGCAGAGTCTTTGCCGCTCACTGATGCTGCGCGGCGCTAAGTTGCGAAGCGCGATCAAGCACTCACTGAGAAGTGATACTGCCTGTTCGTCTGTGATTGCCTTACGTAATGCCATGTTCTCCCTTCCTTCCATGATGATATGGGCTAGGACTGGCGGACTTCGGGCCACTTCTTGTTGAGAGCGTCGTAGTGTTCGATGATGGCGACATGCACGTCCACACTAATGCTGGCGAGGATTTGTACCCTGTTATCGTGCATATTCACGACACCGGACTGCCGCACGCCTTCGTAAGCCTGGAAGTCCTCTTTGGTGATGTCGGCTAGTTTCATTTGCTCAGTCTCCTCTTCTTATCCCAGTCAAGCGATTGACAGCGTGGATTGGCGCATTTGAGTGGCTTATCGCGGGCCTGTTCCAGTCGGCCAGGTCTAGGCGTCCACTGATAGCCGCATTTCTGGCAGGTGAAGGTGGTGGGTGTCATGACTAGTCGCTCCCTTCCAATCCGCAGGCTTCTAGGAATTGCTCACGGTCGAAACCGCCTTCGCGATTATGCTTCTCTCCTGCCTTAGTAAGAAGTATTGTAAGGTCACCTGTAGTTCCAGGTCGGCTACAATGAGTACAGTGAGGCGGGTTGTCGGCGGCGAAGAGGTCAGCGAAGTCAGCAATGAGTAGTTGCACTACACTGTGAGCCCCCAAGAGGGCATCCGTTGGGCCATCAGTGGCCGCTAGGTGGTATTGCAGCAATCGGGCCACATCCTCGTAATGCTTTGTCTGGTATCTGGTAGTCATGCGTCCCCCTTCGCGGCCTTGATGGCGGTGCGTAGGCACAGCACGGTCGGGCTGGCATCGGGGTTGATGCGCTCGATTTTGCACCGTTCCGTGGTGGTTATCAGGGCCTCTTCGCAGGCCGACAGTAGCTCCGGTGCGGCGGCGATGAGGCGAGCGTTGGCCTCAACCTCCTCAGAAGTAGTCCCGCTCGCTTCTGCGATTGGCCCGTTAGTGGTATTTGGTTCGCCTGCCCAGATAGTGTGACCAACCTGCCGCCACGGCCCAGGTGTGTGTTCCATATCGTCTCCTCTCATGATGAAATGGCGGCTAGCGGTAATCGGATATGCGGAGAGCTGTTCGTGGAGAACATTGGCAGATGCGTGGTATTAGGTCTTTCGCTTCCTGGTATCCAAGCCAGCCTCTCCCCGCACGGAAGGCCGACCCATCGCTAAAGACAGCGATGTCATCGTGCCAATGGCCAACGTAGCGATGGCCTGCCTGTTCTAGCACCACGGGCGTTGTCTGCGTTGCCATTGATTCCCCTTCCTTTCTACTACTCCGTCCGGCATCGCGTCCATCATGTGATGGACGGGACGCTGGGGGGACTAGCAACTGAGGCAATGGGCGTGCAGTTTATGGCGGCGGGCGTCCGTGCGGCAGTAGAACTTGCCATTGGTTCGCTTGTACGCAGGGTAAGGGCAGCGTATGCGTCCACTGGGCCCGTGGATGATTTGCTGGCATTGGTGGGAAGGTGTCCTAAGCAGTGTCATCTCTTCCTCCTGACTACTGAGCCTATGGTTAGCTAATCCTGCGCGTGGTCGGCGTTGGGATGGTGGTGGGGATGGTGACTGCGGAAACCCGAATGGGGCAGATGGCCTTGGCGATTGCGAACCGTATCCTCTGGAACATCTCTTCCCTCCTAACTACTACCGTGACTACCGTAACAGTACACCCATGATTAAGGCTTGTCAAGCCCCATGCTAGATACGAACATTGTCTCATTGTTCACAATCTCCATGACGTGATGGAATCTAAAGCGCTAGTCAATATGGGTATGTCACCGTATCCTGCTGATATTAAGGCGGAGGCGGTCGCCTTGGTCTACGAGTCGGGTAACTTCTCCGAAGCCGCTAGGACGATGGCTGAACGCTACCCTGAGCGGAGCCCAAACTTTTCTCAAATCATCAGATGGTTCAAAAGGATTGATCCGGACAGATGGAAGGAGATGGGAGAAGAGAGGGAAGAAGCGTTCAAGGCGGGTATTATGGAGGTTGGAGTAAAGGCTATAGGCCGTCTGTCTGGCTCTCTGGATACTCTCAGTGACGCTGCGGTCCCTATCCCGTCAGGTATCACCATTGACAAAGCCATAGAACTGCTGAAGCTCCAGAAGGGCGGCGGGAATCAACTGAACGTGCAGTTCAACCTTGTGACCCGTGAATAGCTGGTATCAGCTCCTACTACTGAATATGGCTCAAGGTAGGTATCTAAGCCTGTCCCGTAGGCTGCCGACTCCATACGATTGGCTGATCCTTTGGGGCTTGGTGCAGGAGGAGCACGTGGTAGCTAGCCTACAGTGTTAACTGTGCCAGGCAAGCAGAAACAAAAGGCCCATAGATATCATCTATACCTATTGTGATTCCTGTTACTAAGTGCCACTAGTCCCTATCTAAATCACTTGACCTAATGGTTATAGTGCGAACCTGTAGGTAGGGAATGGATAGGGCGCGTGAACCTTACCGGCCTTAATTAAGCGGGTGTCGTCTATACGGGACGGGTTCCCGATTCGCGCTTCTCTGTATACAGCTAGGGTATCAACTCCGAGACGCGGCCCTCTATTTGGGCTATTGACATAATGCCTTGTAAGAGATGCGGCTACAACGGTGCTGGGAGCCCGTGTCCTGTCTGTTGGCCAAGGGCGCAGTATGTCCCCACACCGCCGATTGTCCCCACAGAAGTGTCCCCACAAGAGCCCATGTCCCCACAGTGCGCCTGCGGTAAGCCGAGGGACGGGCGACACAGTTCATGTGCGGCCTGCCGAAAGCGGGCCTACAGGGAAAGGAGCAAATAAGTGCGCGTTTCGAGGGGATTAGTAGTATGCTGGGTGAGCGAGGATAGCACGTCCTCGTTCCTTCCGGCCCGTCGGCCTGGTGACTTGTCCCAGCGGCGGGCCTCTTCTATTTAGGGAAAGGAGCAAATAGATGGGTTACTGGAAGCACGGCGAGGACGGCGAATCTTTCGCCCTTGACAGCGAGTTGATTTGGGGCGATTCCCCCGCCGACATCATGGGTAACGCGCTCAAGGAGATCATCTCGGTGTTCCAGCGCGACAGAGACCGGTTGCCCACGGAGGCCGAGATCAAGGCGGGGCTGCTATTCAGCCTGCGTACAGCGCTAGAGCGGGCTGCCAAGGAGCCTGCTGGGGGAAGGAGCGGGGGATGAGTTGGTGGGGGCGACTCTGGCGGAAAAGGCGCTACCTGACCGAAAAGGACGACCCTGTCCTAGCGCGGATTTGGAACAACGAGGAAGACGCCATCTATGACGAAATGGAGGATGAAAATGGCAGAGAAACACGACCGACATCACGACCACTGTGAGCACGATTTGGCCCACTGTGGGAAGTGCGACTTGGCGTACTGCGTGAAGTGTTCCAAAGAGTGGGGCGCTGAGTGTAAGCTGGCTCACTCACCGTACTGGTACACGCCCACGGGCATCCCGCTGACGGGCACGCCCACGGACATCCCTAACACAACCTACACCTGCGTCCACGCCAACTAGGGAGCGTTCCATCACGAAATGAGAGAACCGATTCTTCTCAGGGTGGAGTGGGTGGACTCCTCGTTACTGACTCCTGGCTGGCAGGAGGCGGAGGACATGACGGGAGCGGTCGTCCCGAATGTAACCGTCGGGTTTAAGGTGAAGGAACAGGACGGGTTTCTGTATTTGGCGGCGAGTTTTCAGGCTGAAGATACTCATAAGCCATTTGCTCAACCTGTAGCGATCCCCGTGCGGGCGATTGTGAAGAAGAGACCCATTACGAAATGAGAGAGCCGATGTCCGTGACGGTCAGTGACCACGCTAGCCTCCTGCCGCTCGGTGCATTTATATAGCGGATTCGGCTCCAGACCCGCTCCCAACGTCACGTGTACCACTGGGCTCCCGAAGGCGACTGAAGTATACCACATGGTCACTGAAGTAGACATCGCGCTGAACAAGGGCGCGCAGGACGGGTTTGTCCGCTCTAAAGCCGAGTTTCCCGCCTTCATGGGGGGCCAGGGATCAGGAAAAACGGCGGGCGGGGTCATCAAGTGCTGGTTCTACTCGATGGAACACCCTGGCTCTCGCGGGGTCTGGACGGAGCCGGTGGCGGCGATGTTCGCCGAGTCCTGCCTGCCGACGCTCAGGAGCTTCTTCGGCGAGTATGAGGGGGCATTCTGGCAAGAGCAGGGGAAAGGTGGCCCCAACCATCGGATTGAGTTCGCAAACGGCTGTCTGTGGATGCTCAAGGCGGCTGAGACGCCTGAGAGGCTGGTCGGGTTCGAGGTTGCCTGGGCGTTGATGAACGAGGCCGGTTCGACTGAGCATGGCTCACAGGAACAGGCTTACTTGAATCTTGTAGGACGCTTGCGGCAAAAAGGCTATCCCCACTGGTTGGGGGTCGCCACCACCCCCTCTGGGTACAACTGGCTGTGGAGAGAGTGGGTTGATTCCCCCACGGCGAAGGAGACCGGACATATTCTGTTTCACGGCTCCACTTTCGAGAACAAGGCGAATTTACCCGACGGCTATATCGAAAGGATGGCCCAGACCTACATCGAGGGGACTCCGATGTACCGCCAGTACGTCCTGGGGGAGTTCGTCCAGATGGAAGGGCTGGTTTTGGGCAACTTCGATCCCAACAAACATATAGCGCCCTGGCCCGATACTTTGTTCGTCAGAAAGCTAGCGGGGGTGGACTTCGGCGTTCAGTCGCCGACCGCGATTGTGGAGTGCGCCGTTACGCAAAGCGGCCACAAGTATCTGCGGGAGTGGCTGTACAAACGAGACTGCGACGATGAGACGTTCGTGAAGGCGTGTCGAGACGCGATGGATGGCGGAGTGACAAAGTTCATCTGCGACCCATCGGGGAAAGAAAGAATCGAGTGGATGGTGAGAAATGGCATTCCCGCCAAAAAGGCCCCCTCTAACCGCATCGAACAACGAGTGAAGGCGTGGTTGACCCCGTTGAGCCAGGGGATGCTGACCATCTGTGACGAGTCTCAATTCCTCATCCGTGAAGTTATGGGGTTGTCCTGGGCCAAACGAAGAGGTAGAGAGTTGGAGACGGACAAGTTCGACATCAACACTCCCGACCACGCCTTCGACGCGGGCGCGGACGTCCTTCAGGAGATTGGGATTCTCCCGCCTGACTACTCCTACCGTCCCCAAATTGTGGAATCGGGCTGGAACTAATGCTGTCTGCACGAGAGATAGACGAACTCGCGGAGCACCAAAGGAGGACTTTTTCCCACCAGCGAGATGACGACATCTTCGATAAGGACATCATCCGCCAGAGACACATCATCGACGCCCAGAAGGACAAGAAGCTCCAGGTCAGGCCCGTGGGCACGGGCTACGGGAAACTCGTTACGGCCCAGAACAGGTCATACCTCTCCGCCGCGCCGTTCATCGCCTACACCGCCCCTAGGGACACGTTAAAGGCGTACGCCGAGGAGTTGGAGGCCGCTACCCAGGAGATATGGAAATTGTCGGGGGCGTGGCTGGCCTGGCTGAGGTCTATCCGTGATGTCGTGGATGTGGGGCGGGGGTGGCTGCTGATTCATTCTCTCCCCAAGCTCTGGAAGGGGCTGGATTTCCAGCAAGGGGAAGAGGAGTCTGATAAGGAGTTCACGGACAGGCTGAACGAATTAAAGCTGGACAATTTTCCGGTCATCGCGCAACACGTCGATGTCCGCGACACCTGGCCCACCTTTACCCTGAAAAGGGAGCTAGATCAGGTGGTGGAACTTAGGGAGATGACCGCCCGACAGCTTGAAGCAGCCTACAACTCCAGGTTTGGCCTGGACAAGGACACCGACAGGGCGAAGGTCATCGTCTACGCTGACCACACTCACATGCGTACCGTCATCGCCAAGCACGGCGGGATCGCGGGGTTTGGCAGCACTCCCGCTCAGGAAGCGCTAGAGCCCTGGGAGCACGGGATGAAGATGAACCCCTACGTGCTGATGGAGGCCCCACCCTTGTCAGAGAACGACGAGGGGGTCGTGTGGGAGGGCTCGGTGGCCGCGCTCAGGCATCTAATCCCTGAGATGGATGGTGCGCTCACTGACATAAGACACAGCGGGAGGAAATCTGCCCGCGCCCAGCGGGTCTTCAAGCTAAACCTTACTGACCGTCGCCAGGACAGCCCTAATGCCAAGTCGAACGCCGATCTCATCACGATCACTCCTGAGGGCGATATAGTGCTGAATCTGGATGAGGGAATAGACCTTCTAGGCGCGGCGCAGGCCAACCCCGATAACACGGGTTTCTTGGGGATCGCCCGTTCCTTCACCCAGGAGAACGCCATCCGGCCCTCACTGTTAGGGCTTTCGGAGAACGCCAGCGAGTCGGGGATTGAATTCAACACCAAGTCGCAGATAGCCCAGAACGACTTTGGCCCCGCGATAGACTTCCTCTCCGACGCGGCTGAGAACGTCGCCAGGCATTTTATCGCTGGTCTCATCTCTTTCTCCGAGACGTTCAAGGACATCGGCTTAGAAGACGACAAGATACCGCTTTCCTTCGTCAACTCGAAAGGCATTTCCCAGAAAACCGACCTCAAAGCCTCCGACCTGAAGGGGTGGGATAAGAGATTACAGGCCAAGATTGAGGCGCAAATCCCCGTGAACCGCAACCAGCAGATCGTGACAGCTCGACTCGCAGCCGACCCCGTGTCGGGCATCATGTCACTGGAGACGGCGATGGAACTCTATACCCCCATCGCCAACCCGTTAGAGGAGATGCGCAAGCGCGACCTGGACAAGATTAGGGCGGCACTGGTTAACCAGAGGGTTCAGGCAGCGGAGCAAGTCGCGTTCCAGATCGCCTCGGCCCCCGCCAATTCCGACATTCTCGCCCAAGACTTCGCGGCTCTGCCCGAAAGCCAGAAGCGGGCTGTGCAGATGGCCGCCCAGACTCAGGGGCAGACCGTTCCCGAAGCTAGAGGCGAGGCTAACACCGCTCGAGAGGGTATGACGCAAGTAGCAGGGATACCCAATGCCTGACGAGTTCGGCACACCTGAGGCCCGCGACGCTACCTCCATGCACGAGAAGACGGTTCGGGAAGCAGCAGAGTACGCCGCTGACTTGGACATAGCCGTCAGGGAGAACGTGCAGAACCGCGATTTGGGGAGTGTGAAAGTCTCGCCCCAGCAAAGACAGCAAGAGTTTGAGGTAATGAAGGACAACACTGAACACCTGGCCCAGTTCTTTGTTGACCAGAAGGCGACCGTGGAAGAGATGGTTCAGTACTTGAAGCAGATGAACAAGTAAATGGCCTTCATCGGCATCTACGAGACCCCCTCTGCGCGCCTAAACCGGCTTCGCTCTGCCCTTGACTCAACGGCCCAGAGTATGGGGGACACCGTTTCGCAGGGCGTAGAACTGGAGGCCCGCACGCGGGCGATGGAGGACAGCCTGAGACGGTTTCGTGAGGTGGAGCAGAGGCAGCAACCTGCGCGCCGGACGTTTGAACCCAGCCCGTCACCCAGCGGCATATTCACGGACAGGCTCACGGAGCAGCCACAGTCCATCGAGCAGTTCCAAACCCGATTCCCTGACGAGCCTGCCCCTGGCACTGTTCCCCAGCCCACAGTGGGTTTCGAGCGACTCACCGCAGAGGAACAGCAAACCTCTTTCGAGGGCGGATTCCCTGCCAATCTCACTACTCCCGAACGCAAGGCGCAACACTTGTGGCTCCGTCGCGCTGGCCAACTGACACAGGAGGGACTGCCAGTGCAGGAGGCGCTGGACAGGGCGCAAGTAGAGGTGGGGCCAACGATAGAAAAGCAGTTTATCCCTGAGACGAGAGGCGGTCTCGCTGGACGGTTCGAGCGGGGGCTGCCGAAGGTTATCGGTGGAATTGGTAAGGGGATAAGCGCGGTTGACGAAGCTGCATTCCAAGTCAACCAGTTTATCAATGAGCAATTAGGCACTCCGCCAGAACAGCAGCCTCGCCGTGAGGACTTTAGTGTACTGGGTGGGCGGTTAACTGAAGGGCAGGTTGGAACCCTGCGGACGATCTTGCCTCAGCCCATTGAGGAGCCCGTCATCAGGGAGGCTGAGTTTATCTCTAGTCCTGCGGGGTTGGCGGCAACGCTGGCATGGCCTGCGTTCGTTCTGAGAGGTGCCGCAGGCGGTGTCGCACTGGCTGGTGCTGGCAGAGCGGCGGGAGTGTCCGAAGAGGTAGAGATCGGGCTGCAAGTCACGGGCAACATCCTGGCTCCAGGCGCAGGGGTGGTGCCCAACCTGAGCCGCCTCACTGGTGGACTAAAGGGGCCGCAGGCCACGGCCTACGTGACGAGAATAACTGAGGAAATAACCACAGCGCGTTCGGCGGCGGATGCGCTAAGGAACGCGGGGCTCACATCGAAGGCTGACGAGCTGGAGCGTTTCGCGCAGGTAGCCGAAGGCTCTCTAGCGAGGGCTGAAGGGCGAGCCTTGGTGTCGGAGGCGACGGGCGATGTAATAGGTGGGGCCTTCACCCCTACGCAAGCTGATATTGGTGTCTTGCAAACCGTTCGTGCTGCAACCATCGGTGACATCACAGCGCCAGAATTCACCCAAGCGGCTGTTCGGGCGGACGTTCGCGCTACGGGCGAGACGATTTCCTCTCAAGTGTTGCAACCACGCCCACAAACGGGGCCAGCGATTCTACAGACTCAGTTGCCGGAAGGTCTAAGAGATGTGGGCCAGCGGCTTACTGTAGAGCAAGGCGGGGGGACGCTAGCTGGCATAGGTGAGGCTAAAGACTTCTTCGGGCGGGCCATTGACCCGCTGCTTCCGCAGGGTGGTATCCCTGGGGGTTTCGTGCCTAAACCGAAGGGGATGAAGCCAGGGGCTAAGGTTACGGGGCTCACCCAGGAAGGCGCACAGGTTGAGGGCACGCTGATTCAGGTGTCGGGCGAGAAGGCCATCATCCGTGATGCAGCGGGGAACGTCCGCCCCGTAACTGCGCCAGAACTGATTGAGGGGGCCGAAGGCGCGGGAGTAATTAGCCGTCTGAAAGACATCGGGCGTGACTTCCGTTTTGGCCCCAGCTCTAGGACGGCTGTCCCCTCTCTTGACCCATCTGTTCAGAAGTTCGTCAAGGTGCTCAGGACGGCAAAGCCCACGCAGCGCACCCTGAAGGCAGAGCGGGCGGAAGAGTTAGGCAGACGTGCAGCGAGGGGCCGCGTCCCATTCGAGGCGGAGGCGAGGACGCCAGAAGAGGCGCTGAGAGGGCTGCGAGGTGCCCAGAGGGGCAAACTCCCTGAGCCGCCTGAGTTCGAGGTGAGGCTGCCATCAGGCGAAAGAGGTGTTGCGGCGGACGCCTTCACGCAAGAGGAAGTGACCAACTTCATCAACATCGCTCGTTTCTCCCCCACGCTCGACCGCGAGCTCTTCACCAGGGGCAACATCATTGAGAGCCTGATAGGTTCCCTCGACAAGAAGGGCATCCTGTTTGGTCGGCTCCCGACGCCTGGGGAGTTGAAGCAGTTAGAGCGTGTCTACGGCGCGGAATTCGCCCGTGAGCTTCAGAAAGTCAGGCCGTTCGGTGAGCGGTTCTGGCGGCTGACGCTGGACGCTCTGAACATCCCGCGTTCTTTCCTAGCGGCGTTCGACCTCTCGTTCCCGTTTCGGCAAGGCGTGTTCGCGTTTGCGCGACACCCCAAGGAGTTCTTCGGGAATCTCCCAGCCATGCTCCGCGCCGCTAAGAACCCTGAGTTTGCGGAACAGATGGTGGCCGCGATTAAGAACGACAGGACGTTGATAGAGACCGCCGAGGGGTTCCGTCCGCTCAACGAATTAATGGAGGATGCTCGCTTATTCTTGCCCGACATCTCAGGCACGGAGGCGTTTGAGGCGAGGGCGGAAGAGTTTCTGTCAACGTTGGCGCGTCGTATTCCTGGGGTTAAGTTCTCCGAGCGGGGGTTCATCGCCTATGGTGACAAGCTGCGTTCAGACATCTTCCGCAACACTCTTCAGTCCTGGGCGCGGCAGAGCAAGCCCGCGACCGCCGAGGAGATCGCCGACTTAGGGATTATGCTGAACGTCCTCACGGGCCGAGGGAATCTCCCGCCCGAACTAGCCAAGAGCCTGTCCTTCGGCTTCTTCGCACCCCGCTTCGCAGCGTCGAGACCGCAACTTTTCCTGGCTGCAACTATCAACAACCTCCCTGGGGCAAGAAAAGTAACGGGCACGATTTTGGGTGCCCCTGGACAGACAACTAGGGTGGCACGGCTTGCTTCGCAGGAACTCGTGACATCAGTAGGTGCGGGACTCGGAATACTGGCCCTGGTCAAGATGTCCGGCGTGGGGGACGTAGAACTAAATCCACTGTCCAGCGACTTCGGCAAGATCAAGATTGGCAAAACCCGCATCGACTTCTGGGGCGGTGCGCGGCCCTGGGCAACGGTCATCGCTCGGATGATTACGGGCAAGAGGAAGACAGCGACAGGCTTTATCGTTCCGCAGGATGCAATGAAGGCGTTGGAGAGATTCGGACGCAGTAAGCTGGCTCCGCCGGCCGCCTTGATTGCGGATGTGCTATACGGCGAGACGGCAGTGGGAGAAGAGATTGGGACAAGGGGCGACATACTGCGCCGGACACTACCGCTCGCTATACAGGATGTCGCGGATGCGGTCATTCAAGAGAGTACAACGGTGGGACTGCTGTCTACGGCTGCGTTTCTAGGGGTGGGTTTCCAGACCTACGAAACTCCTAGCGAGAAGAAGAAGCGGGCATTTGAGGAGGCTTTCCCCGACCGGACTTATCAGGCGACACCGGACGATAACCGGCTTGTCAGGGGAGCCATCGAAGAAGATAACAACAAAGCCGCGCTGGAGGATGCTTTTCAGCCTTCCCCTGAACAGATGGAGACGGAGGAGATCAGGGTTGCACAGGCAACAGAACTGGGCCTGTTTACTCTGGCGCAGGGCGTTGAGATGATGCGGGGGTTAAGCGCAGAGGCGATACTTACGGGAAATAACAACGCTGGCCCAGAGTTCGCTGACGTATGGGTGGACTATCTGGACAGGGTTTCCGGCGCGATATTCGAGGCCGTATTCGGTAAGGAGAAAAGAGGTAGTCCAGAGTATCTTGCGTGGCGGGACATCAAACTACGGCGTGATCCTACAACGCATGAGCCTCTCTGGGATGAGTTCTTCGCAGCGAAGGACGCTGCCCTTGCGAAGCTCGACCCACGGCTACAAAGGGCGCTCGATCTAGTGGACGCCCCTGGTGATGACCCCGTGTTGCAGAGAGCGGTGGAGGACTTCAACGCGGCTCGAAAGCAGCGGCGGGAGCTATTCAATATCCCTCGCTGGACTGGCATTGGAGCCAGCGAACAGAAACGAATCGAGGAGATTCACGATCTTGTGGAACGTAAGCGAACCGAGCTTGCCTTCCAGGGCTTCGCCGACGTTGAGAGTGGCACTATATATCAGCTCGTGGCGAAGGAAAACGGGATTGCGGACGACTTGCTTGCAAAGGCGTTCTCTCTGCGACCAGGCTCCAACACGGCTAGCTTGCAGCGCAATCCTGAGTTCGACCAGGCGCTTCTCACGGCAACCGACACTCTGTTGCCGTTCTTCCCCGATATGTTTAGACGGCGCGAAATTCAGAGGGCGATAGGGTCGGGAGCGGAGGTGGGCGAGAGTTTCATCCCCCTAAACTCTCTTGCAGCAGACCCCCTTGCGGCGGAGTCTCCCCAGACTCAGGGAAGCTTTATTCCCTTGGAGGCGCTAGCCGCGAGATAGCGTTGCCGTCAAGGGGGTCAGCAGTCGCCCTCTGCCGCAGGTGGGCAGTCAGCCGAAGGTGGGAAGATTTCTCCGAGAAGAAGAACAAATCCAATGAGGAGTAGGACTATCAACGCGACGCCGAGAATGCCCGCAACCAGATTCTCTAAATCGCGCCTATCCCATCTCTCGATCCACTCCTGCCAACCATCTTTCATGGTCTAGTGCCCCTTTCGGACTAATCATCTTATCATGGCCCGTCAAATCGGCGGGCCTTTTCTATTGGAGATGAACGATGTCAGGACATAGCCCACGGCCAGAACTGCGACCAGGAGAGAACCCAGGTAGTTCTACATTTCAAGGCCGCCTGGCTGCTTGGAGAGCCGTTCCTGCCCCTGATGGTGGCGGTGGGGGAGATGGAACTCTCTCCAAGTTCTTTGATACCCAGGGTAATCAGCTCCTCGTCAGCGAGATTCAGAATCAGCAATTTGTGGTGGATGCGAATGGGATTTTCTACATCCCGCAGTTTGACGGACTTGGTACATTCACGGGCGTAGATTTAGCCTCTTCCTCGCAACAGAGTTTCCTGAGTGGGCAGACCGGCGGCGGCGGCTCCGCCCCCTCCTTCGCCTCCACTCAGGCTGCACAAACGCAGGCTGAGGCGTTTGCAAAGGCGCAGGCCGAGGCTGACCGCAAGTTCCGTGCTGAACAGGACAGGCTGGCTATCGAGGCCAGGGCTGAAGAGAGTCGCCTAGCCGAAGAGGCCGCCCTCAAGCGCGGTCGCCTCTCTACCCTGGCCGACCTCATCCAATCCTTCGCCGCATCCCAGGCTCAGGCGCGGGACACGTTGGCGAACCTTCAGCCCGACCCGTTTCGGTTCGCGGCGGTATCGGGCGGGGTTGCGCCGTTTGGGGTGACGCCTCAAGAGGGGTTCCAGACTCAGTTGACAGACTTCGCCTCAGCACCCGTACCGACGGCAGACCCTAACGCCTCTCTACCCTCTATAGAGTCGGCCATCCAAGGGCTGACGGGGGCCAGCGTTCCTCTGTCGCCGCAGACGTTTGGTGCGGCAGAGGGTGTGGTTATTGAGATGGCGAGAGGCGCAGATGGGAGCTATAGCGCCGCACCGCTACCGTTCGACGTGCAAGCCCGACTGGTAGGTGAGAATCCGGACGGGACAGTGAACCGCACGACTGAGGTGATGGTCACTAGTTCCCAGGGAACCGCTATCATCCCGCTGGGTAAGGGCGCGCAGGAAGGCGGGTTCTTCCCGTTCTCGCCGATTGAGTTCGACAAAGAGACGCTGCTGCCCGCGTTGGGGACTTCGGGGATTTTCAATCAGTTTGGGCTTTCGCAAGTACCAACTGGGAGCTTCGGGCCGATGGGCCGCTTCACTGCACCCTCCGGCGGTTCTCTTTTCAACCAATTTGGCATCGCCCCCAGCTTTGTCAGCCCACTTGGCAGAGATGAGGCGTTCTTCGTCAATCCTGAGACTGGCCAAAGACAGCTCATCACGGCATCGGTGCTGCGGAACATAGACCCGCGCCTTATTACCAATCTCCCTACTGTGGGGCAGTTTGGCCCCTTGGCGGGCTCGCCGGTCTCTCAGGGGCAGGTGAGTGACATTTTGGGGCAAGTCCGCGAACCCGGTTCCTTCACAAAGTTCTCCGCACCTATCGTGGAGCCGACGACGGGGACGCTGCTGCCCGCGCCGTTCGCTATTGCCAGCCAGCTAAACAAGCTGAGACTCACTAACCCATCCCTGTTTAACATGCTCCTCTCGGCCTACGAATCGGCGGGGGTGTCCGCGACGAGTGTGTTAGGCACCATCCAGCAGGCCCTACCGTTCGGACAAGCTAGGACTAATATTGGGCTGAACTGAGCCCATTTCGATATGGACGATGCCCGCTGAGATGCGGGCTTTTTGTATTGGAGGAATCATGCAAGAAACACCGACCAAAGTTGAAGTCCCGACTCCGGCTGAGGTAGTGGAGGCTCCCCAGACAGAGGCCGTAGAGACCCCTGCCGAGGAGCCGAAGCCCGAAGCCGAGCCGACGGAGACCAAGCCGGAAGCAGAGCCCCCAGCGTGGGCGGGGACTAGAGACCCCTACGACGTGCTGGAGCTGGAGGAGTTCAAGCCCCACCTCGAACGCCGCGACCGGCGCGTAGAGGAGCGGATGAGGACTGACTACCAGGGCCAGTACGAGCAGGCCGTCGGTAACTGGAAA